TGACTATGGAAATGGCTGAGGAAAGAATCGCTGAAAGAATCGATGCTAACCTTATGAACCTTCCAATTGAATCGTTGAACTCATTACCTAAAAATGTATTTGATGATAAGATTGGAAAAATTGCAAAAGCCTCTGTAGGTAAACTTATAGTAAAAGAATATCCTACTGGCTCAGCACATACAGGTCATTTCAGAGCTTTACTTAACGAGCTTAAGCTTAAAAAGAACTTTAAGCCTGATATGATATATATTGACTATTTAAATATTTGTGCCTCAAGTCGCATGCGTGGCATGGGTGGAAGTATAAATAGTTATACCTATATCAAAGCCATAGCAGAAGAACTGCGTGGCCTTGCTGTAGAATTCAATGTACCTATAGTATCGGCAACTCAGACTACTAGGTCTGGGTATAGTAATACTGATGTCGGATTAGAGGATACATCTGAATCGTTTGGTTTACCAGCAACGGCTGATTTAATGTTTGCTCTTATATCAACAGAGGAACTTGAAGAATTAGGCCAACTATTGGTAAAGCAATTGAAAAATAGATATAACGACCCAACCAAATACAAAAGATTTGTAGTTGGTGTGGACCGTTCCCGCATGAAACTATATGATGTAGAGGAATCGGCTCAATCAGACATCATGACTGAAATGGTGCCAGATAAGCCGATTAACAAGTTTGGTGAAAGAGAAAGTAATGACTCTTTTGCTGACTTTAAACTTTAACGGAGAAACTATATGGATATGTTAAATACAGCAAAAGCATGGTTAATGGACCGATGGGCAGAACGTACGTCTTGGGACGGCGGTGTCATAGTCGGATTATCATTAGCATACCTACTACTAGGTGGCTTAGTTGACGTAGTAGCTTGGGTAGCCCTTGCTTACGGTGTATACACTTTTATAGCAAAAGAAGTATAACACTCCTTTATTATTGACAATATCATGGGGGAGCTTTTGCTCCCCTTTTCTTTCCCTTAATTTAACCGCCCTCTAAACAGTGATTGTTGTGAAATTATTTTCAACTTTTTTCCCAAAAATCGTTTACATTTGCTAAAGACTATGATATAATATACATATTAAATAATTAAATAAGGAGTAAAAAATGTCAAACATAGTAAATGATTCAATCCTAGAAAGAATTGCTGAGGATGTCGAAGCAATGTCTACTGGGGCAATATTAATAGAATTACTTGGCGGTTCATTACCAGGCCTTTGTGATTCATTCGATGAAAGAGTTGCTTTCACTGATAGAGATAAAGTGATTGCAGACCTTATCGAAAAAAGATTTGAGGAGGAGTGCAGATGATATTAACAGTTACGTGCTTAGCCACAAATATACCTTTGGATATTGAATTAGATTTAGTAGAACAAGCTTGGGCTACTGATAACAATCCAAAAACTATTAACGAATCTTGGTACAAACTTTGCGAATCAGTAAACCAAAGACTTGGTATTGATATGCAAGGGTTTGAACTTGAAACACTAGGCGGGAGGCCAATACACTAATGAGAAATTCAACAAGTTATGTAGGAACATATTTCACTAAAAGTGCTGGTGATATGTTAGAAATCGAATCAATCAGAAAAGCAATTAAAGCTGTTAACGAAGGTATTAGAAGTAAATACAAATATGCTAAAAGATATGCTAAATTAACTGATACAGCAGAGCCTGGGAGTCCGGCTCAATTTAGAGTCTGTCTTAAAGCAAGAGGTCCTCGTACCAAGCATGCTAGAGCTGATGGCAAACACCCTAGGGCTTACGACCAGTCTCTTCCTCTTAGACATGCCGAAAGAGTTGATTTATACGTATACGAAAGATAATGGAATATTTTCTTTTGTGCGTAGTTGTTTCACTGTGTGGCTATTACAGTTTCAACATTGGAGTAAGAGAAGGCGCTGAAAGAGCATTACAAAAATTACATGAAGAAAAAATTATCTCCGTTAGACCTAATGGAGATATTAAACCAAACCTATTCTGGGTAGAAGATAAAACTGAGTCATAAACTATTATAAATAGTTGTATGAAACGGTTTAAGTCATTCCTTAAAGAACAATTACAATTCACTGTGTTGCAACATAGTGATTTAACTAAGTATCTTAAAAAGGGTAATTCAGAAAGACTTGATATATTCTTAGATAAAATCAAAAAGAAAAAAGAATTTTTAACTACTAAAGGTGAGGTTATTATAAAAGACCCAGCCCCTGATAGAGAAGAATTCAGTAAACCAGGATTTAAATATAATTTTAATACAACTGGTGGCAATGTACAATATCCAGGAGATTTTTTAAAGACACCAGAATTTGGTGGTAAAGGAAAAGGATTTGGTACTGCAGCCGAAGATAGATACTTAGCTTCTTTTAGAAAAGAACTAGAAAATGTAATGGATAGTGAAGAGGACGGAGCTCTTGATATGTTAGTTGGTGGAAGAGTTGTAAAGGTAAGTGGTGTCGGTCAACCAAAAGGTACGCCAAAAGCTGACTTCTTTTTACTAGACGATATGGGTGAACAAACCGCTTGGTTATCTCATAAAGCTGGTTCTAAATCAAATGACTTTCAACAATATGGTGGATTAACACCTAAAGGTACAAAAGGCGTATTTGAAAGAAGTAAACAAGTAAACGCTTTTATATCAACGTTAAAAGGACTATTTCCAGATGGAATGAAGAGTGGAGATGCCGTAAAAAGAGAAATTAAATTAGATAGTGATGGAAAAGACATAGTACGTAAGTCAATATATGGTATAGATTATGGTGGTAAACCAGGTCTTAACAATATTGATGAATTCCATCAAGGTGAAATGAAGCTTAAGAAGAGCGGTAAGTATTGGACTATAAAATCTAATCACCAGGCTGAAAATGGTTTCATACCGAGAGATGATTATAAAGCTATTTTTTATGCTAGATATTCTAGTGATATGAATCATTTTGGTATACAAAGCTGTAGAACCGGAGTATTTACATCAACAAGACCATCTAAGAAAACAGAATTTGTATGATAAAATTTAAAACATTTTTAGAAGCTGAAACTAGAACACCTCGTAAAAAAGGCCAACATAAAGGCAGCTCTAAACATAGTGACTTATATACTGATGAAAATCCTAAAGGTACAATCCATGGGCTAGGATTTAAAGATGCAGCTACTGCAAATAAAGGAGTGGCTATCATTAATAAAGCGAATAGAACACACGCACATAAAGTTCAAGCTACATTAGTTATGCAACAAAGAGCTAAAGAAGCTATTAAAAGAACTAAAGACCCAGAAAAGAAAAAAAATATACAACAAGCTTTTAAGATTTGGACTACACATCTAGAAAAATTAAAAGCTAAAACCAAGGAAATGAACAAGTGAAAACGTTAAGAACTTACTTATCAGAAGCCGCAGGTAAGAATACTCATATGACTCATATTGAGGACCTTATCATAGACGGTGGAGTTAAGGGGGCTCGCCAAGCTATCCTAGCGCTCAGGTCAATGAGGGATATGTTGAGCGGTAATACTAAAGCACCTATAGATATTACTGTCAAATGGGACGGAGCCCCCGCTGTTTTTGCTGGTGAAGACCCAAGTGATGGTCAATTCTTTGTAGCAAAAAAAGGTATATTTGCAAAAACACCAAAAGTTTATAAAAGTCATGCTGATATCGATGCTGATACATCAGGTGATTTAAGTAAAAAATTAAAACTCGCATTTGACCATTTAAAAGACCTTGGCATTAAAGATGTTATACAAGGCGATTTTATGTTTGATGCAAGTGATTTGAAAAAGGAGACTATAAATGGAGTTAAACACATTACTTTCCATCCTAATACTATCCTTTATGCTGTACCTACAAATACAAAATTAGCAAAAGAAATACAAAGAGCTAAAGTTGGTATTATTTGGCATACATCATATAGTGGTAAATCATTCGAAAATATGAAAGCTGAGTTTGGTAGAGATATCGTAGGCAAGCTAAGAAGAAGTAAAGATGTTTGGATGGATGACGCAACACTAAAAGATGTGTCAGGGACGGCAACTTTAACAGCATCTGAAACAGCTATGCTAAATTTTAATTTATCAAATGCTGGTAAAACATTTCAAAAAGTTGCATCAAAATCATTAAAAGAAATAGAAGATAATAAAGAACTTAATCTTATTATTAATATTTACAATAATAGGAAAGTAAGAGAAGGACAAAGAATAGTAAACACTTCAAAACATGCAAAAGGTTTAATTATGTTTGTACAAGATAGATATGCTAAAGCAATCGACAAAAGAAGTTCAGAGGCAGGTAAACAAGTACAAATAGATAAAAGAGATGAGTTATTAAAGTTTTTTAGTAGAGAAAACTTAGAACAATTAAAATTAATATTTGATTTACATAATTATGTGACAGATAGCAAATTAATTATTATAAATAAACTAAACGACCTAAGTAATATGGGTACGTTTGTAAAAACAAAATCCGGATTTAAAGTCACCGGCGTAGAAGGCTTTGTGGCTATTGATCGAATGGAAGGCGGAGCTGTCAAGTTAGTAGATAGATTAGAATTTTCTACTAATAATTTCAGCAAAGATATTATTAAAGGCTGGGACAATCCAGGCTAATGGGAACCGAGGATATAAATGTCGATAAAATCATTCAGTGATTATTTAACTGAAAATACTAAAGAAATTACGTTTACGTTTGGTAGATATAATCCACCAACAATTGGTCATGAAAAACTCTTTGAGATGGTTAAAAAACAATCACGTGGCGGAATGTATAGAATATATGCATCAAAATCTGAAGATGCAAAAAACAACCCATTAAAATTTAAAGATAAAATAAAATTTTTACGTAAAATTTTTCCTAAGCATGCACGTAATATAATGGCTGATAAAGATGTTCGTACAGTACTGGATATAGCAGTGAAATTGTACGACCAAGGATTTACAAAAGTCACTATGGTCACAGGTAGCGACCGTGTAAAAGAGTTTGATATACTATTAAACAAATACAACGGTAAAGATGCTAGGCACGGATTTTATAATTTCGAAGGTGTAATTAACGTAATAAGCGCAGGAGAAAGAGACCCCGATGCTGAAGGAGCAACAGGAATGTCAGCCTCCAGAATGCGTATGGCCGCTCAACAAAATGACCTAGCCGGTTTCGCTAAAGGAGTACCGGCTAGCGGAAATGTAAATGACTTATTTAATGCTGTAAGAAAAGGTATGGGACTTAAATTAGAAAGTACTTTTAGACAGCATGTAGATTTACCAGTTGTTTCACAAACAAGAGAAGAATATGTTGGCGGTGAACTATTTAAAGAAGGTGATATAGTAAATATAAAAGAATCTAATACATTAGGAGAAATAATTGTATGTGGTTCTAATTATGTTATAGTAGAATCAGACTTAGGTAAAAAAAGATATTGGCTAGATGCTGTAGAATTATATGAATATAATGAAATAGGTACTGATGCTTATACAAAATATCTTAAGAAAAATACACCTGGCGAAGAATTAAAAGAAAGAGAAAGAGAAGACCCAGATATTGGTAAAAGAAAAGGTTCACAACCAGCTAAATATCA